TCGGCTACGCCGAGCGCTCTAAGTCAAAAGAGCTAAAAGCTAATTCGACTAGAGATATCGTTCTCGGACGATTCCTAGCAGGTCAACTTGCAAAAAGCGACTCCAAAGAATTAGACTCACCCCTTGACTGTTTACTCCATCGGACGATTAAGGCCCAACAGAATTCACCAAGGGGAGAATCAAAGTCTAAGGACTTGATTGAATTGGTTTTATCTCACTACGTGTACCCCACGTAACATAGCTGTGTGATATAGTAACGCATATGCTGTGGGTGAGGAATTCTAGAAACTCCTGGGGGCTAAAAATCCCTGTGGAGAATTGAAAAGGTCTGTTTCATCGGAAACCGTATGTCGCCTCAGAAGACCAAACTGAGGGAGCTGAGCAAAGCCAGTTCACCGCGCGTCAGATAGGTAACGCGTGCCCACAAAAGTCGGCAGCGTTCTACCGGCAGGTAGGGGGGCCTTCCCGCGAGGGATAGGCGGTCCTGCCACGCTACGGGCGGCCCCCGAGAGGGGTCTGCTTAGAGGCGTGGTTATCCGGTAAAGATGCAGGAATATCCGAAAGGGTACTGCATGGAGTAGAGGTATCATGGACGCACTTATCAGGATCTCCAGGGATAGACCTAACCTTGCAAAGGAGACAAGTTCGCTTGTACTTCCGGAGTCTGATATGGTCGATAAGAACGTTAATTGTTCTTCCGCTCTTAACGCGCAAGCTAGAGAGTTGTAGGCGCCCCTAAAGGGGCACCGGGGACTGGAACCTGAAATTTGTTATGTCATGTCAACCCTCACACGACGCAACAACGTCGCCTGCGGCCCCTTGCCTTGATCTTTTAATAGATTTTTGGCGTAGGGAAACCGAATGCATCAACACAGTAATAATTACAATGAAAAGATTTTCCAAGGTAATACATACCAGTTTTTGCTGGCAGCCCGATAGAAATATCGGGCTAACCCTTGGCGCTGCCCTGAGAAGGGTAGTTGCCTTGCGGGAGGGAGGACCGACAACAAATTGGTGCCGAACAGCTCTTTCCTTTGGGCGCTATGTAGCGTCCTTGCAGAAGGAACAAGGATGGCGAGGTGTAGTGATTCGCCTGAAGGCGAATGCAACACTACTACAGCAAGTTGCCGGAGGGCACAAGCTGGACAATCCTCGCTTACTAGGATGTGCAGTCGCTAGGTCGCGGCAAGGTATTCCACGTGTTATTCCCATCCTACACCGGAAACGGATTGTCTCGGGTGATAGATGGACTATCAGGATATGGCTCTCTTTCTTTTGGCTCTTTCGAGTAATCGAAATGCCAGGGAAACTGAAGTTAAGTACAATAACACAACCTTTTGAGGTTAATTACCTTGTAATTATGGAATGGATTCGGTGGCTAGTCCTATTCTTTCCAGTATTTCTGGAATTTATAGGACGCGCCCCTGAGGCGCAAGTATTCATCCAGAAGCGTCGAAGCGGGCGCTTAACAGCGTCCGAAACGTCTTCGTTACTACGACTCTTAGGAAAACCCCTTGAGTTTGTAGAACGTTTGACCGCGCTTTGGGCTCCTTACGTCGAATCCTCGGCTAAGGACTCCACCCCTAAAAAGGGTTGGAAGTTACTTATGAAGCCGATTCTTGTGAATCTACAACCCCGAGCCCTAATGTTGTTAAATTCTGGCCCAAATAGTGCAAAAGGTCTGGGTGAGTCTCCAGGTCCAAGTACCCGAACAAACATCGGATCGATCCTTACGGATCTGAAACTTTGGATGGATGACAAAGAGGCCTTATGGCCTTCAGTCAGGGGCCTGTGGCCACAAGCTGCAGGTTTTGCACAGACTCTACTTGCTCAAGCGAAAGCTGTTTATAAGCAAATGGAGTCATTTGGGATCGAGGGAGAATACGCTGTATTTTTCAAACAGACTTCCGAAGGAACGTGGTCTTCAGACCCGTTACCTGGATTTTCCACACCGTGGGGTCTCGGCAAACTTGGATTCATAACTGAACCAGCTATGAAAATCCGAGTGGTTGCGATGTGTGATTCCCTCACGCAGATGTTATTACGGCCTCTCCATGATGCCGTGTTCGAGATCTTGAAAGAGATTCCTCAGGACGGGACGTTCGATCAGGAACGGCCTGCCAGAAACCTAGCGAAAGCGATGGCAAAGGTAGGTCTTAGTAGTTATTGGTCTTACGACCTCAGTGCTGCGACTGACCGTTTCCCAGTAAGTCTGCAACAGGGGCTCTTGGGATTATTAATTGGCCCAAGGGTCGCGCTTCATTGGAGGAAGCTACTCACTTCCAGAAAATTCAATGTGCCTCGTTGGACAGAGGCAGGACGGCCAGTACCAATTGGTACTCCGAGGGAACTGCATTACGCAGTTGGCCAGCCCATGGGTGCTTACACCTCGTGGGCCGTCTTTGCGCTTACACACCATCTCCTAGTACAATTCGCTGCTTATCAAGCAGGAAAGGGACTGAAGTGGTTCACCCTATATGCCCTGTTAGGGGATGACGTTGTCATTGGTGACCCAGGTGTTGCGAAAGCATACCTGCTTCTGCTACAAGCAATTGGTGTGGAAGTTGGAATAGCTAAGAGTTTAATCTCCGAAGCTGCCACATTCGAGTTCGCAAAGCGAACTTTTAGAGTTTCTCCGAATGGTGGCCTAGTAGATATAGGGGGGATTTCGCTTGACGCGATCGGAGCAGCTATCACGGATCCCTCCGTGTTAGAAGCTTTACTCCTGCAAACCAATGCGAGATCGGCCCGAGAGGGCCTTCGAATATCTGCTAGGATCCTTGGTTACGGGTTCAGAGCGAGATCTGCGCTTGGAAGCGCTTTCTCCAGTATGAACTCACGTCTTATGGGACTGTCATTACTGCTTACGCGTCCGTCAAGTATTTGGGCTATGCCCTTTACTCAATGGCTTCTACAGACAACTGTGGATGTGCCCCAGATCCTCAGTGATGAGGAAATGGGGGTACTCTCGGATTCAGTAAGACAGCGTTTAGTAGATACTGCAAGGAAACTTGTGGATATACGGCTGCGGGCCCTGCAAGCTTGGGGAATCCCAATTAATTCTGGAGGTAACTCCGAATCAAAACTCTCGGTCCACGTTCCTCATTCAATGAGACACTCATTCCTTATCCCAAAAGGAAAGGATGAGTTTGAACGTGTCCAGTCACCTCTTTATGAGATGTTCTTGGCTGAGTGGGTCTTCAAGCCCTTGCTGGACCAAGTCAGGTCTGATCTAGACCAGCTGCTAATCGACCTTAACCTATGGACTACGGGTGAAACCTCAGATGGGAATTTCTCCCTTGACGAGATTTACCTTTCGCTTAATCGGCTGATCGATGAGCTTCAAGCTGTCGATATCGAGATCAAGTTGTTCATTAGACGGTCCTCCGAGGAGACACCGAATAATGCTAAGAGGCGCTCCGCGGCCGTAAGGCTGTGGAAAGCCTGCCGAAAGGTCATATCCGGCTTCCATGCACGTAAGCATGACAAGACCCAACCTGCTCAATAGTGATGCAGGGATATTTCATACTATGGAGGAACTTTTGCGTTTAACTCACGTAACACAACGAGTGAACCTGTAGTCCTTAGAACTTAGGGTAACACCTGAGGGTTAGGCTCTGCCATGTTAACCGGTCGGCAGTTAGAAAGGAAATTCTCATTCCTTAATCCGGTCCCTTCGCATGGGGAAACAATTGAGTGCGGTAGTTCAAGTTCTCTCTACATAGGTTTTCAATGGAACCAAAAGAACAACGCTTTGCCACGGGGCTTCCGTGTACTGGAGGTTTTTACTCGACATTAGGACTCGAGGAAGTAAGAGACTCGCTTATCTTACGAATCTGTCCATCGTACTTCTCGATATTAGGGAAGGAAAGTGTTCGGGGGTTGCCTTATCTGAGTGGGCTCCGGTCCACAATTATACCGTAACCAGGAATACAATCTCTGCAAGTTAAACGAGCAACAAAGGAACCTTCTTGGCTCTGGAAACATCCAAGAAGCGTCGAAAGCTCCTAAGGTACCTGAATATCTAGTCAAAGATATCCTCATCTTGCCCTTCAGCACTATGTAGCAATACATAGTAACAATTTATGGGTAACCGTAAATGCTGAATATTTAATTTGTTGGGCTAAGACATCGGAGGATGTCAAGGCTTAGGTCCTTTCTAATGGGATAGGCGAGTAAACTCGACCGATTCCCGAAATTTCTTAGCAGCTTGACTGCAATCCGGCCAGGAAACCTAGCTCTTTCTAGG